CTTCGGGCACGCTCTAACTTCTCGGCCCCCCCCCAAACAACCAACAAAACAACAAATCAAACAACCAAATACATGACCCGCCCCTCTCCGCATCAGCACCACAGTGTTGTTAACCGGAACGCCCTTACCCGGGTGGAGAGGGAGCGCGAACGCCTCTTAGGTTTGCCCGTTATCACCGACTACTCAGGTACAGAGTATGTTGCAGATGATCTGGACGGCAGACTCAAAGTTGTAGCCGATCGTATTATCAAAATCGTTGTTCCCCATGACTTCGGAGAAGGAAAGTTTTCGTACGAGGATGCGCCAAACCCAGTGAACCAGCTGGGACCGGTGCATTCTTCGTGCGTGCCGCTCGTTACGAGCAATGACTATTCTTCTTTCATGGCCGCCTTTAACAAGCGGTCTAATTTCATGCAGGAAAAGGAAGACGATGATATCGACGACGAATCGCTCGCACAGGCCCTTGCCATTATCCACGCTCTCCCTGACCTCTTTACAGAGTGGGATGAGAACGACGCCGACCGCGACAAATGGTTGGCTAAGTTTGATATTGGCAAGCAGCAGAGGATGGCGGCAGCTTATGAGCTTGCCCCTTATGCCACCTCTTCCGAAATAGCTAGGAAAGACCTCAGCGTTAAAATCGAGACCCTCATCAAACGTGATGATCCTGAATGGGCCCCTCGAGTTATATACGCTGGTACTGACGTCTTTAATGCTGTTACCGGACCTGCATCATGTATTGTTATGGAGAGATTGGTCGAACTGACCCGCTTTCACCATGTACCGATAGGACCTGCAAAGGTTGAATTCGCTTACAAGACCGACGACGTTAAGTTGTGTGAGTTTTTGTTTGGCGAGGACGACCTGAAGGAAACTGTCGAGGGTGACTTCTCCCGTAACGATCGTGAACAACGATCCCGCGTCGCTTTGATATACGACGCCTGGCTTGCAAAATTGAGCATGCCACAATGGTTCAGAACACTGCTGCTAGATCTCGAACACTACACTGTGTACAATCGAAGATTCGGCTTCAAGGCCAAACTCGCCTTTCAATTGGCAACCGGTACCACTTCTACAACACCAAGGAATTCAACTTACAACGCCACGATGTTCGCTGTCGCTCTTAGCCGGCAGGGACGACGTGGCCGAGCTGTGATATTGGGCGATGATCTTCTCGCTCAATTGAACAAAAGGTTGGACTTGGATGAATGGGTTAAGGATGTCGCGAGTTTCAAGATGGTCTTGAAAGCCAAAGCACCGCAGACCGACGGAGGCGCGACTTTCCTGAGTCGTCGCATTTTCGCAAATGTCGACAAGCCGTGCATGATCCCTTTATTGGGAAAAATGCTCGTGCGATTCAATATCAGGGCGTCCAGCAATGACAACGTTTCGGATAGCGCTTATATGGCAGGGAAAGCTCTTTCCTACGCTTATGAGTGCCGTCACGTCCCTTTCATACGAGAGTTCTACATGCGTAGATATTATATGGAAGGTGACAGAGCAGACGTCGTCTTGCAGGATTTAACCTGGTTCGCACGGACTAGCAACCTCGGTGTAGCCGAGATTGTTAAGGCTATCGCCAATGAGAAGGTGATCGTGGACGAAGAAGATTTCGGCGCATGGGTTTGCGTGCAGTACGATATGGACCTTGAGGACATTCGTGAACTGTTTGAAGCAACCATATGCGACGCGACTGTTCGTTCACTAGATCTACCCTATCTAGCGAATCTTAGCTGCGATTTAGGATAGGCATGTGCCCGTCTTTGACACCTACTTGAGATGAGATCCTCCCAACGTGTTGTTGATCTCGGGCATCCATGCCAAGCGCTCCCTCC